TGGCGGCAGCCATGGGCGTAAACTTGGAGACAGTCCGGCAAGCCGGGGAACGGCACGGGGCAGCGTTTCCCAGGGGGGGAGGAGACCGGGTGCTGTGGGAGCGGAATCTGGACTTATGGCGCAACGGGGAGACCGCACGCCAAGAACCCGCCCATGAGGAGGACGCAGCACCGGAGGAGACCCCGAAAAAGCAGACAGCGCTGCTGCACGCACGTCTGGAGCTTGACGGAGACCGAGAGGCGATCTTGTCGCATCTGCGGCTGCTGATGCCGGATGAAGGGCGGGTGACGGTGGAATGGTGAGGTATGAAGATTTCCTTGCAGGAAAGCAGCACATCCCGCCCTCCTGCGGATTTGAGGTGGACAAGCCTGCGATGAACATACACATGTTCGAATGGCAAAAGGACATCACACGGTGGGCACTGCGCAAGGGCCGTGCGGCGCTGTTTGAGGAGTGCGGCAACGGGAAAACCATCCAGCAGCTGGAATTTGCCGATCAGGTGGCAAAACGAGAAGGGATGCCTGTACTGATTGTGGCCCCGCTGACGGTGGGTGCGCAAACGCTGCGAGAGGCGCAGAAGTTCGGGTATTCCGCAGCAATTTGCCGGACACAGGACGATGTGACACCAGGAATCAACATCACGAACTATGAGATGCTGCAGCACTTTGATGGGAGATCATTCGCAGGCGTGGTGCTGGACGAATCCAGCATCTTGAAGAATTACACCGGCAAGATGCGGAACCAAATTATTGAAATGTTCAAGGATACGCCTTACCGGCTTTCCTGCACGGCTACTCCTTCGCCCAATGATTATATGGAGCTTGGAAACCAAGTGGAGTTCCTTGGCATTATGAGCCGTACAGAGATGCTGGCGACTTACTTCATCCACGACGGCAGCGACACCGGCAAATGGCGGATCAAGGGGCATGCGGAGGATAGGTTCTGGGAATGGGTGTCCACATGGGCCGTGGTGCTGACATGCCCGGGGGATTTGGGATACCCAAATGACGGATACATATTGCCGTCCCTGAACATGACGGAACATATCGTGGAAGTAAAGTCCGATGGCGAATATAGCCTGTTTGGATGTGAGATTGCAAAAACACTCACGGAACGGCGGGATGCACGGCGGGCCAGCCTGCGGGAACGGTGCGAACAAGCGGCGGAGATTATCGCGCAAAACCCGGATGATCAGTGGGTGTGCTGGTGTGACCTGAACGCCGAAAGCGAATTGCTGGCTGAATTCATCCCCAACAGCGAGGAGGTGCGCGGCAGCGATAAACCGGATGCGAAGGAAGATGCGCTGATGCGCTTTGCAAATGGAGCCCTGCGCGTATTGATCACGAAGCCATCCATTGCCGGATTTGGAATGAACTGGCAGCAGTGCCACAACATGATTTTTGTGGGGCTGTCCGACAGCTACGAGCAAATGTACCAAGCAATTCGCAGGTGTTACCGATTCGGGCAAAAGCGGCCCGTAAATGTGCATATTGTCACTTCGGCGGCAGAGGGGGCTGTAAAGGCCAATGTGGAGCGCAAAGAGCAGCAAGCCGCTGAGATGAAGAGAAACATGGTGCAATATACCAAGGAAATTTTGAGAAAGGATATCCGGGGGCAGGAGCGGATCGTGATCCCCTATGACCCGCAGATTGTGATGATCGTCCCGGATTGGGTGATAAGCGAATGAATGTTTTAGATCAAGCCATCGGCCGCAAATACGCAGTATATAACGGTGACAGTTGCGAGGTATTGAAAGGAATCCCCGATAACAGCGTACACTACTCCGTCACATCCATCCCTTTTGCCAGCCTGTATACATACTCAAACAGCGACCGGGATATGGGTAACTGCCGGAGCTATGAGGAGTTTGCCGAGCAGTACATGTACCTGGGCCGTGAATGGTATCGCGTGATGATGCCCGGGCGGAACGTAAGCATCCACTGCATGAACCTGCCTACCAGTAAGGAGCGGGACGGCTATATCGGTATCCGAGATTTCCGGGGCGATGTGATTCGCTGGATGCAATCGCTGGGATTTATTTACCATAGCGAGGTGTGCATCTGGAAGAATCCCGTAACCGCCATGCAGCGTACCAAGGCGCTGGGGCTACTGCATAAGCAGATCAAGAAAGACTCCTGCATGAGCCGGATGGGCATCCCGGACTATGTGGTGACATTCCGCAAGCCTGGTGACAATCCGGAGCGCGTTAGCCACACGGATGGCACATATCCCGTGAGCAAGTGGCAGAAGGTGGCATCTCCGATTTGGGAGGAATACGCGTCCCCCACATGGTGGGACATCAACCAAAGCGACACGCTTAATCGCAAAGCGGCAAAGGAGGAAAAGGACGAGCGGCATATCTGCCCTTTACAGCTGCCTGTGATCGAGCGATGCGTGGAGCTGTGGAGCAACCCTGGGGATATTGTGCTTGACCCCTTCGATGGGATAGGCTCTACAGGCTACCAGTCCATCCTGATGGGTCGTAGGCACATTGGCGTGGAGCTCAAGGCCAGCTATTTCCACATTGCGGCAGAGAATTGCGCACAGGCAGAAAGAATGGCAGAAACCGGAGCGCAGGAGGCCGAGGGCATATCTCTGTTTGATGCAATGGAGGGCAGAACATGAAGAAATACTTGATGGGGCTGGCGGTTGGATTACTTGCAGTGTGTTGCTTTTTGTTGGGGTGGCAACTTGGCAGAGACGCAAAAGACGCTAAGGCCGCCGACTTGCCGAAGATGGAGGGAGGCGGGGAGGCATGAGACTGCGGCAGGGAGAGCCCTACCGGCTGCCGGAATGCCCCTGCGAGACCTGCCGGAAGCGATCGAAGGATCTGGGCAGCTGCATACAGAGGATGGGCGGGCAGCAATGGCCCGGCTGCGTGGCGTGGATGGTGTGGTTCCGGCGGTGCTGGCAGATGGTGAGAGGGGAGGCCCCGGAGGCGGGGCGGGGAGGAGTATAGACATGTATGTAATGGAGTTTATCCGGGAGCGAAACCGGATGTGCAAGCATTTTGGTTGTTGTGCCGAGTGCCCTGCGAATGATGTGATATGCGGCACAATAGGGGAGACGAATGACGCCGAAAGGCTTGTTCAGATCGTCGAGGAGTGGGCGAAGGAGCATCCACATAAGACCCGGCAGGACAAGTTTTTGGAGCAATATCCGGAGGCAAGAGTGGATAAAGACGGCATCCTCCGCATTTGCCCCGCAGACATTACGAAGATTCTGAGGGACGAGTACGGTGGGTGTAAGAATCCTATGGAGAATTGCCACGAGTGCTACCGTAGGTTCTGGCAGCAGGAGGTGGAGTGATGGCGAGGCGTGAGGATCTGATGGAGGCGCTGGACGCTATCGAGACGGGGATGTGCCGGGTCAAGGAGAGCCGGGACATCTGGCAGAACGAGCTGGTGTATGCACTGTGTCAGGGTGTGCGGCTGCTGCTGATGGAGGAACTTAGGCATGGCAGACAGTAAGCACACGGTAGGAGACCTGCGGCAGCTCCAGAGCCTGCCGCTGCGGCTGAAGATCCCGCTGACCCGGCAGCGCATTCGGGATTGGTACGAGCATTGGGATGGGCAGGTCTACGTCAGTTTTTCCGGAGGCAAGGACAGCACGGTTTTAAAGCACATTGTTGATTCCATGTATTCTGATATCCCGGCAGTGTTTGTCAATACTGGGCTGGAATATCCAGAAATACAGCGGTTCGTCCGGGAGGTCAAGGCCGGAAAATATGACTGTTTTAATCCAGACGTGGAAATTCTGCGCCCTGAAATGCGGTTCGACGAAGTCATCAAGAAGTATGGGTATCCAGTCGCATCCAAGCTTGTTGCGGGGTACGTCGAGACTGCAAGACGAAACCCAGACAGCAAAAGGGCAAAATGGCTCCGGGGCGAGGAATGGACGAAATTTGTAACTGGTGGCAAATGGGCATTTTTGGTAGACGCACCATTCCCCGTTTCCGATAAATGCTGCGCCGTTATGAAACACAAACCTATCAACCAATATGGGAAGCAGACCGGCAGAAAAGCGATCATTGGTACAATGGCAGCAGAAAGCCGACACCGGGAACAAGCATGGCTTTCCAACGGATGTAATGCATTTGAAGCCAAAACACCAACATCACAACCGCTTTCCTTCTGGACGGAACAGGATGTCTTGCATTATATCAAGGATTTCGGCGTCCCTTATTGCCCGGTATACGGCGAAATCAAGATCGATGACGATCCTGAATTTGAAGGACAGATGAATTGGATCGATTATCTCGGCTGCTACGAGCCGCAAGACCGGCTTACGACCACCGGCCTGAGCCGCACTGGCTGTATGTTTTGTATGTTTGGGGCGCATCTGGAGAAGGAGCCAAACCGCTTCCAGCGGATGAAGGTCACGCACCCCAAGCAATACGCCTATTGCATGGACAAGCTGGGCTTGCGGGAGGTGCTGGAGTATATCGGTGTTCCATGTGAATAAGGAGGAGACGACGTGCTGAGGATCGTCATGGACGTAGACAGGCCGGTGGGACAGGCCATCGGCATCAAAGAGGCGCTGGCCATGGACTTGGAGCGCTATGGGGACGTGCGGGTGGTCTCCGTGGAGGAGATCACCCCGTGGAAGCAGGAGGTGATGGACCATGAAGTGTAAAGACTGCCCGGACTATCAAGAGTGCATAAGGCAGCATGATCTCAGGGCATACCGAAGACGGTGTATCAAGGCCAAGAAGGGCGCAAAATTGGCCGGCACGGCGAGCGGCGATTTGTCATTGCCTGAGTTGCTGCAGGCCATTCGTCGTCTCAAGGTAGAGACAGGTAGTTTCGCCTGCCTCGGCTGTGGATATGAGCATGACTGCGGTATCCACGGATGCGCCATTCTGCGAGCGGTGGAATGGCGGTTAGATAGTGCGGATGTAGCACCGGTGGTACGATGCCGAAAGTGTATGCATCATGTGGACTACTGCGGCTACTTGATATGCGGCAGAGCGACGGCCCCAAACGAGGGCGTTATTGTTAAGCCGGATTTCTTTTGTGCGTACGGACGACGAATCGGGGGAGGTGACGGCGATGCGGCTGATTGACGTTGATGAAGCATTGAGACTGTTTGACGAAGAATACAAGGAAACGAACGAATTGATACACAACGGTGAAACTCATCTTGATAATCTTGCCGAGGGATTTGCAGAAGCATATCACATAATCAAGTATGATCTTCCAACCGTTGACGCTGTGGAAGTGGTGCGGTGCAAGGACTGCAAGTACAGTTGCAAAGATGGAAATGGACGTTCCTGCGAAGGCTATTGGTATGAGCTGAGCGAGTACGATGTCACAGTAAAGGACGATGACTTTTGCAGCTACGGAGAAGGGAAGGACTATGATTAAAGACAGCGGAGAAAGAACAAAGTTTCCAAGCGGAGCACTCCGGGATATGCACACGGGCAAGGGACGGATGGATTTGCTCCCTTGGTTGGCTATCATGGAAGTGTCGAAGCACTGCGAGGCGGGTGCTTTGAAATACGGGGAGCATAATGTCGATAAAGGAATCCCAACCCACAGTCTGTTAGATTCCGCCATTCGCCACGCAGCAAAATATTTGGCGGGCTATGTAGATGAGCCGCACCTTGTAGCTGCGGCGTGGAACCTACTGTGGGCGATCGAGATGGAGATTGTCCATCCTGAATGCGTGGACACTCCGTGGAGGGCAGCCGATGGCGAATAAAGACGCAATGCTGGAAGCCTTGGAGGAAATCGAGAACGGTATGTGCCGCATTAAGGAGCGACGGAGCATTTGGCAGAATAGCCTTGTATATGCACTCTGCCAAGCTGTGCGGCTGCTTCTGATGGACAAGATCAAGGAGGGACGGAAATGAGAATTGACGGCAAAACCCTGCCCAACAACCCCATGAAAGCGTACCAGCAGGGAAAGCTGATAGGGACAAAGCAGAATATGGATTTGGTATCCGAAGTGCTGCTTACAAAGTTTGGATTCCATGTGCTGGAGGAAACGCCGGACAGTCACGACACCATGAGCATTGAGTATCTGCAAAAGTGCCTTGTGAAGCTGGTGAATGCAAAGAACAGCGGCTATGTGACCAAGAAAGACATTGCGGACGCTCTGCGGAGCGACTACAAACTAATCAACAACGCAGAGTGAGGAGGCGGGCATGAGCAGAAAACAAACACTGCCGTATGATGTGCGGCTTGAGTGCATCGCCTATGTCAGAGGTTATCCACGGAGAGTACAGGCATACAACGATGAACGGAGCGAGATACTGAGCGGCGGAAGCAGTGCAACGGAGGGAATGCCCCACTCTCCAGGCATTGGTAGGCCGTCCGAAAGCAAGGCGGAGCAGCTTGCCGCCATAGAAAACTGGCCGGAAACCAAGAAAATGCGGGCAGTGGAATACGCCATAGATCGATGTGGGCGGGATTTGGAGAGTGAGAGCGTCCGAAAGCAGCTTACACAGGGGATCATGCGCAACTGTCAGGGCAAGCACAAGTATTCTCGAAGTAGGATCATCGTGCCGGGGATAAGCGAGCGGACATTCAGCAGGAGAAAAGAGCAGTTTTTGCTTGACATAGCCATATATTGTGGTTTTGCAGAGAAAGTTGGCACAAATTCCACCTAATGATGTGCTACAATAGGTACAGTGGATGATAAGGCATAGCCATCCACCCGTCTTTCCACTCAACCCGTTTCCTCCATCTTATGCGCCGCCGGTATTGGGCGCACCTTCTGGCACCGAAAGGTCATACCGGCACAAACAGCCTGTAGGGAAACCTATAGGCTGTTGTTATATGCCGTGCGCTCGTTGCACCCCACGATCAGGGGCGGGAGGTCGCACCTCCCACACGGCACCTATATATGCAGGCGTAGCTCAGTCGGATAGAGCGGAGCAAGGCAAATGTCGGGTTTCTGTCGCTGGTTCGAGTCCAGCCGCTTGCACAAGAGGCCGGGTAGCACCCGGACACTGTGAGACCGTTCGTCGTGGCTCACATGGAAATGACAATGCTCGCTGAAAACTGCGCGTGAGGATGCGTCCTCCTTGCCATGACCGAACAGCGGCGCTTGAGATGCTTGCGGGGCCTCAAGCGGGCATGAGCGTGTGACAATCTAAGCGGGAAGACGGCCAATATGCGGCATAGGTGCCCCGTAAGGGGAGACCACAGCGAGTGACGGGGACTTTCCCTGAAGCGCTAAAGCAGGGCAGGACTGCAATGCCGCACCAAAAGCGGAGAGCCGCTGCCGTGGGCAAATGGCATAGCGCCTGCCCGGAAGTGCGGCTATACCGCTCAGAAGTGAGTTGTGGAAAAGACATTGCCACCTGCTGGCAAACTGTGTAACCCATGTTTGAGAGCTTCCAGAAGGCCGCATGGGAGGGGAAAGACTGTTACTGTAGCCAAGGGGTGGGGGCTGGTGACAAAACAGGAGGAAAGCATGGAAATCACAAAACGGCGGCTTGCGGGTATTGTGCCGCATGCCGCCCACGCAAAAAAACATGATAAGAGGCAAATC